CTTCTATTTATATTCAATAATGAATGATTTATTGTATATGTATATACAAAAATAAAGTCGCAGGGAAGGAATAAAAATGAATATCCTATATATCCTATTCATAAAAGAATATCTGAAAATTTATACATGAAAGCTCATTCATATGAACATATCTACACATGAATATATGATAATGTGAACATATGAAGTTATGTGCATGTATACCTACTTCCCCTATTGTTGTTTCAAAATGATTGCTGCCTATTGTTCATAAATTGTTGTTGCTGCCTATTGTTGCTACCTGCCTATTGTTACATAAAAGCAGTGCTGCAAAATTTCAAAAAAATAAAGCCCAAAAATTTTTGAGCCTTTTTGTTGCTATTGTTGTTTTTATATTGTTGTTGCAGAAGTGTTGCTACTTGCCTGTCCATATTGTCCCCAACTCTTCAAACTTTTTGTATGAGGTTACATACTTGTTTGCGTTGTAGCGAGGTTTTGTTGTTGTGTAGTTGATGTACTTCATTTCATCCCGCCGTCTTGCAGCTTCCATAATTTGTTGTGCTTGCATGTGATCCTCACACTCAACAACAAACTTTGCAATCCTTCCTTCTGCCTTTCCCCATCCGCTCATGAATTTGTCTGTCATAGTTACATAATACATATTGCTACCTCCTATGTAGATTAACCTTTAACTTTATACATAGTATAACACAGGAAGGGAGAAATGTCAACAACTTTTTTATTCAGATTGAAACTTTTTTATTGTATACTCTATTGTTTCATGTTGTTCATTGTTGCGTGATGTTAGAAGTTCATCTAGCATGTGAGAAAGAATGACAAGTGTATCTTTATAGTTCTTTATGAGCCTTTCTTTAGCTAGTTCTTTCCCATAATTCCAATCATATTTATCAGTGGGCAAGCACTTAGCTACGCCTGTAAATTTAGTGCGGCGATTAAGATAATCTTCAATAAACTTTCTTTCACTAATACCTCTTTTGGCAAAATAATTAGAAATGGAATAAATCCAAGGCTCTGTAAATTCTGCTGTTACTTTAAGTCCATTACGTTTATATATAATCATATTATTCCTCCCTCAAGAAGTCTACTAACTTCTTCATCAGTTCTTCATTTATAACATACATATTGTTTGTACCTGTTGGATCCTTTGAAATGGCAAGGGCTGAATAAGGAAGCATTAAATCTAATCTTTCCTTTTCATTTTGTTCAAGCCAATCCTTTTTAATACTCCAAGATTTAAGGTCATGTTTTGTAGTTGTTTTACACTCAATAACCATAGTATTTGGTATGATCACATCACCTGCCATATGATGAGCCGCACCTGATGCAGGAACTAGGTTCCCTTGAAGTGCTTTAGCAACGTGCTTTTCTTGAAGTATTGAATAGTCTTTTGTACTCAATATTCTTCCTCAAGTTCCTGCGGCAGGAGAAGAATGAAAACTTTATACTTAGGTACAAACACCTCAATTAGGTTATCATCCCTCTTTCTGTTTACTATAGTACAAAGTTCATTATTGTATTTCTTATATTGTTTTTGTTTTGTAAAGATGCGGTAGATATACATTATGATTTTCCCTCCATATTGTTGATATACCTGTCAAGATACCACTTAGCCTTTTTCAAATCTTCAAGAGGATGCCCTTTCATTTTATGTCTGAGCAAATATTTGAGTGTATTTCCTAATAAAAAATTATCAAGCTCAAAACCCTCAATAATATCTATGACTTCTATATTGTTGTTAGAGATATAATGCTTTGGGTGGTTAACCATCTCCCTGTTGTTATCTGTGGTGTGTGCCTTAACACTCATAACTTATCTTCCCCACTTTCACGCCGTATTGTTTTGCTAGTTCTATTGCTCTGTCTTTTGTTCGGGCAAAGAGGATGCTCCTTTTTAAGTCTTTGTCATAAACAACATACTGCCTTTGACTATAATATCTATCTTCTCTGATTATTACGCCAGAAGTTGTTTTTAAGTGTTCCATTAGTTCTTTTGTTAGGTCAATAACTTTATATTTCTTTTTAGCCATCCTTGATCACCTCTTGCATTACTTTATCATAAATCTCTTGATAAAGCTCTTTATTCTCCCTGAGTTCTTTAATGAGATTAGCCTTGCCTTGCCATTTTAATTCTTCTCCATTGTTTGCTGTGTATGAAATCCATGCACCTGCCTTGACAAGGATATTCATACCTATTGCCATAATGCAAGTATCATTTAATCCATCAATACCATGTTCATAGTCAATAGTATATTTTGCTAACCTGCGTGTAGGGGGTGTTGCTTTGTTTTTAATGACTTCAACCTCAACAAGATTCCCACATGCTTCTTCTGGATGTGCTTTAAGCTCATTGTAATTTTCATCAAGAAGTGTTGACTTTTTAAGAACCATTCGTATTGAGCAGGTATGTTTTAGCATTTTACCGCCTGGGGTAATTACCCTATTAAAACCCATTAAATCTTCACGTAATTGCTGTATAAAGATAAACCCAGCATCATATTTGTTACACCTAGGAAGAAGTTTTGAGCAAAATGTACTCATTGGTGCCGATATTCCAGCGTATGTTTTCTCACTCATTGTTTTGTCCATAGCTTGCTGTGAAACAAGAGCTGGGACTGAGTCTAATACAATGAATCCAACACCTTCTGTATCAAGTAAATCAAGAAGTATTTGCATGAGGGTTTCACAGGTTTGATTATCTGGCGCAATATAAATTAAATCTTCTACATCAACACCATTTACTCTCATCCAATCTTCTGTTGTTGTAAATTCACAATCAAGATATACAACCTTCTTATGCCCAATCTCTTTTAGTTTAGAAAGTTTTAGTTGTTGTTCTTTGTTAGGCTTTTCTATTGCTTCTAGTTCTGAAACTTCATCTTCCCACTCTTGTTTTAATTGTTTCTGTACTGCTCCCACAATCATATAGGCACTGGTGCTTTTTCCTGAAGATTCCGCGCCAATAAGTTCAATAATTGTTCGTGGAATACCTCCGTGGAAAAGATAAGAAAGTGCAGGAGTTCTTGAAGGAATCATTTTATAATCCCTTTGTTTTACAACAGAACCTCCTACCATATTAAACCCCATCTTTTTGTTTATATCTTTAATTACTTCATCTAGTTTACTCATTTATGACCTCCCCAACTCAACTATCTTTGACTGGATAACTTTCTTTACTGCATCTGCAAAACGGTCAATGCTATCTCTCTTGTTCTTTAAGATTTTATATGCTTTGTTATATACAATAGATACAACAGCTTCTTCTTTTGCCAATTCTTCCGCGAGAGATTGTTTCTTTGCTATTGTTCCTACTGAATCAAGGAAATTATTGTTGTATACTTCTTTATGAAACATATCTGCAATATCACTTCTTACTCCTATAAGTTCCTGCCTCTCGGCGATGTGGAAAGAAAAGGTACATAACCTGATTAAAATGCGATTGAGTTCCTCGATACTTAAATCTTCTTCATCAAGAGCTTTCTTTATGTCATTTATATACTCATCTATAAAGCCTATTTCCTTATCTACAATTTGCTTTATGATTTCTTCTATGGGTTTAGAATCTTCTCCAACCTTTTCTAGTAGTTTTATATTCATATCACATCAACCCCAACATATATTTTTCCTTTGCATGTAAGATAAATTGTTTCATGTCATAGTCAAAATATACCTTTCTCTTTGTTCCTTTAATTTCTATGCCAACGTCTGAATCAAATCTAACTGATTTATGCCCATTTACTTTTAGGTTTACTAATTCTTTTATTGTGTAGAATTTTGTAATGTCTTTATCATAGTACCAAACTGGAAATCCACAGATTACACCACTATATTTACTAGCCTCTAGTAACCCATTCCACTGTGTTTCTGAGATATTGGCAAAAGGAAGTGATTTACCTGCTGTTGTTTTGCATTCAAATAGATACATATACGGGAATGAATAAGCATAGAAATCAGCTATATTGTTTATTGACCTAAAATCCATAATGTCTGGGATGCGTTGTATAAACACCCCAACTTCTTGTAGTTGTGTTTTGAATATCTTTTCAAATTCTTTACCCCTGTTCATTACACACCTCCTTATATTGGCAGTATTGACAAAACTTATTACTAGCTTCTTTAGGCTTATCAGGAATTTTCTTTTCTTTTACACACTCTAGCCCATAAGCTAGTTTATCCTGCCAAGCTCTTATTTCTTGCGCGAAGGTGAATACATAAAGGCTTTCTTTTGAAAAAGGTCGCGATTTACAAAAAGGAAAAG